CATATTATTGGCTACTTCTGGGGCTGTCTTTTCTGGACTTGACATATTATTGGCTACTTCTGGTCCAGTTTTTTCAGGTGTTGCCTCGAAAGGTTTTAATTCAGGCGTGAGCTTTTCTGGAGTAGCTCCAAACTGAGATATTTCGGGTCCAGTCTTTTCAGGCGTAACTATATTATTAGCTATTTCTGGACCAGTTTTTGCAGGTGTAACTATATTATTAGATACCTGTGGAGCAGTTTTTGCAGGGCTAGCCATTTTATTAGATACATCAGGGGCAGTTTTAGTTGGGCTAGCCATTTTATTAGATACCTCTGGTGCTGACTTTTTAGGAGTAGCTCCAAATGATTGTATTTCTGGACCAGTCTTTTCAGGTGTAACTATATTATTGGTTACGGTTGGTGTAGTGAATACTGGACTAAACGTAAAGCCTTCAGGTTGTATGCCTATTTTTTCTGGCGTTGAAGGAGTAGGAAACACCTCTATTCCTGATTTTTCTTGTGTTGCAGCTAACATTGCAGGATTCTGTATCGCATCTATGAAACTGTCTAGTGGAGTTTGATTAACACTATTGTCTACTTCTGGACCTGAAAAATCAAACTGTCCTGCTCTTGGTTGAATAGCAGAAAACTGACTTCCATTCTTTTTATAGAAAGATGCCAAATCTGTAGTTTCAAATCTATTTATTTCTGGTCCTTCTGCCATATTATGCTCCCGCTGGTCCTGCGTTTAAGAATTGTACTTCTCCAACCTTTCTACCATCTAGTACAACATTACCGCCTTGCTTAACAGCGGATATTAGTTCGTCCATTTTTTCTATTAGTCTTCCGTTTCCATCATCGCCGTCTGCACCATCTGCACCATCAGCGGCTGCTTCTCCATCGGCTCCACTCTCTCCTCCACCAAAGCCAAACGTTGCTGCTACAGATGATAATCCGTCTCCTAATGCTGCAAGTGCTATTAGTGTTGGAAGGAATGGGGTTATTGCCATCAATCCAAGCGCAAAAGGTAGGAACGAAATTCCTAGCATTGTAAACACTGCGGCAAGTCCTATCAAGGCAGGTGCGAGCATAACTAATCCTATCAGTTGTTCACTCATTCCTCCCATCATTTCAAATGCAATTGCCATTTCTTGGAGAGCCTTTCCTAAGACATAAACTGCAGCTGCTACTATTAACATTGCTGCTGCTCCTGCTAGTATTGCAACTGCTCCGACACCAGACATCATGATTGCGCCAAGAAGTGCAACTGCTCCGACCAAGGCTAACATTGATACGACTGCCATACCAACTGCCTCCCAACTAACATTCATGAATTCTTGTACCGCTTTACCAAATACAAATACCGCTGCAGCGACTACAACCATTGCGGCTGCTCCCATCAAGACTTTTTTCATGTCTATTTTTGCTAAGCCTTTCATAAAACTAGTTGTTCCACCACCCGCTGTTTTTGCTGCAGCATCCACTTTAGGTTTTGGAGCAATATCCTTTGTTTTTGATAGTAAATCTTTACCTTTATCCGTTGCAGTAGTTGTAGCTTTTGACACTAGGTCCTTACCTTTCTGCTGTGCCGCACCGGTTAATTTATCTGCTCCAGGTAAGGCCTTTGCTTTATCTCCCATACCTAAGAATTTTTTAACTATTCCAAGTCCACTCTTAGCAGTCTTTGAGACATCACCTATTGCCTGTTTCATAGAACCATAGGCGCCTACGGCCGTGATGATTGAGTTTACATTATCGGCTGCAAAACCAGCTATTCTCTGACCAATTGGAACCGCCTCAGCTGCAAGTTCTCCAGTCTTTTTAAAGTGCTCTAATTCTTCACCTTTAAGATTGGTTATTTTATCTTGATTGGCAAGCATTTTGGTCATTTCTTCTACAGTCATATTAGCTGCTGCAGCTGCTGCCTCTTGTTGTAATACCGATAAATTTTGAAACTCTTCTACAGTACCAAATTCTTTTGCCAATTCTTTAAGAACCGTTAAATGGTCTCCTTCTAGAGCAGCTCGTCTTGCAGTTTCTAAGTTAAGTTCTCTACCTAACAACACCTCTGCTTCCATTTCGGCAGTCAATGAGTTTTCTATATCTAATAACCCTCTACTAGCAGAAACTAGTGAAGACATTTCAATGCCTACTTTTTTAGTTGCAACTGCAGTTAGTGCCATTCTTTTTGCGCCTTCAGCTCCGAATCTTGCAAATTCTTCACTATTTGCTGCCATATCTGAGAGTACTGCTCCTGGAGCCACATCATTTGCTTCTGCTAATGCAATTGCACCGGCTGTTAAAGCATCGGCTGCCTCTTCACTACCACCAGTTATCTCTAACTGTATCTTTCTTAGTTTTGCTGCCTCGTTTGCACCCATACCAAATCGTTCTGACATGATACCAACTGCCCTAACGTTTGCTAATGTAACTTCATTAAGGTCGGATGCTTGTTCTACCATTTCGGCTTGAGCTGCTGTGAAGTCCATCCCTGTTCCGGCAAATTGAGCATTTAATATTTTTGTCTGTTTAGAAAGCTTAAATGCTTCTCCAACCCCTATACCTAGATTTTTTGCTAATTCTCTAGTACCTATTATTTGACTAGCAATAACCTTAGCTATTGCTGCATTACGTAAAAAACTATTACTTAATACACCTAGATATTTAGTTGCACCGTCCTTTATGCCTTTTAAGGCCTCTTGTTGTTCCTCTAGTGCCGTTTGTTGTTCATTTAGTATATCTCTTTGTGTTATTCCTAACCCAACCTGTTCAGATAGTGTATCGTTTATTTCGGAAGCTTTGTCGATCTGGGTATCAAGAGATTTGATGAGATCCTCTCTTACTTCATAGCTAAGTTCATCATTTTCTAATACCTCTTGAGCTAAATCATTCTTCTTCTCAATTGCATCAGCAATATCCATTTCTCCAGTAGCTATCTTAGAAAGTATTTCTTGTTCAAGGTTTGCTACATCTAGTCGCGCTGTAGCCCCTGCTAAATCTCCTGCTTCAAATGCTGATCTTGCCTTTGCGACTAGTAGGCTTGATTGGTCAAATCCAGAGATTGATTGAGCGACTACTGCCTTTTCTTTAGCAAACTTGGACATTGCCGCTTCAGTTTTTATTAAACTATCACCAACTTTGAGACTTTCATCTCTTGCCTTTTTCTCTTCTTTTAAGCCTTTTAGATATTCTTCATTTGCTTTTTTGTATGCTGCTACAGTCTCTTCTACAACCTTTTTTTGGTCCTCAACCTTTTTAACTATAGTATCTAGACCTTTTTCTTGGGCTTCAAGCTGTTTTTTATACGCTCTGGCTTCCTTTGTTCTTTTATCTGCAAAGTCTTGATATTTTGTATACATGGTCTCGACGCGTCTGACCGCATCGTCCATATTTTTGTTGAGCCTTTTTTGCTCATCATTAGCCTTTTTTATATCTTCGTACTTTGCCATTGAGTGTTATCCCTAGAGTCTATTCAATATATCCAGGTTTCGTTTTACAGCATCTGATTCTGCCGCTGCTTGTTGCAAATCTTGATAGAAACCGCTTTTCTTTAATTTTTTAAGGGCCCTCTTTTGAGATGCAACGCTCATTCCGTCTAAAATTTTTCCTAAAACTTTAGTAATGATATTCTCTTCTGTTAGCGTTGAGCGCACTTCTTTTCTGATTTTTTTGCGAAGTTCTTTTTCAGTCATTTATCGTCTCCTGATTTTCATAATTTATCATATATAAATATCAGAAAGTTAGAGTTTTATCTCTTTCGGGGTGCTCTTGGTCTAGGTGTTTTTTGCCTAGACTTCATTTTATCAACCTCTTCTTTCTCTTTCTTCTTAACTTCACTAAGTTTGTCAAGATAGAATCTTCTGAGGTGTACTGGCATAGTGTAGAGGTCTGACCACGTGAATCCCCCTTGTGAGTAGTATGCCATGTCAAATAATAGCTTGTGTAGAACGGCCCTGTAATCAGGACCCAGGCCAAAAAAACTTGACGGTCATTGGTAGAGCCACTTCGTGCTCTTCACCATCATCCTCACCATAATAAGAATAGGTAAGGTTAATATCAGGAGAAACCTCTTTTACTCTTTCTCTGAAAGCCATAGAGTCTCTAGATAAGAATTCGTTATCTACAAATTTAGATATTTTTATTCTATCTGTTTCGCCATCTACTGATAATATCATGTGTTTTAACCTAGTACTTAGTTCGGGTGACACACCGGATATTCTGTTTGAAGCCTTTTTAGCAGCCTTTATAGAATCTGCTATCTTTTTATCATCACCATGTGTTAAAAGCTTGAATTCAATCATTCTTTTGGAAGCTGGTAATTCAAAAGAAAACTTATTTGACCCTTTCTCAAAGTTTTCAGTATCAAACCCTGTATTTGTAAATAGAGTAAGGTCTATATTTTCTTTTTGAACGTGTCCTGTCTTTGGATTAGTCAGTTCAACCTCATAGTCTTTACCATAAGCTAATACCCTTGCTGCTATCATTATAGCATTCTTATCACCAACCAATAAGTCATTGTAATTTATAGGACTAACAATTAACGATCTCAATAATACATCAATAACTGTACCATTCTTAATAAGGTTTTGAGAAGTAAGAATATCTTCTTCTTTTGCAGTCATATATTTAACATCTACCTTTCCTGAAGATAGTGGGTTTGACTCTGGATATAACAATCCCATGCTAGGTAATTCTATCGTCTCTGTTGGAAACGGATAATCCTTTGCAGCACTTTTTACTGCGGCACCTGCCTCTTGAATTGCTAAGTTTTTAATTTCTTGATCTGTTAATCTATCCTGTCCTGGATAATCTGGGTCTACTACTTTTCCTGACATAACGTTTCTCCTCTATTTTGTATAACATATATAAATATATATTTCCGCAAAAAATAAGTCAAAAAAAGACCCTAAGTTATAGGGCCTAATTTTTGTTGTATATTTAGAGGTATTATTAGAACTGTAAGATCCAATAGTCACACTGTATTTCCATCGTAATTTCGTTTACAGCGTTTGTAGCGGTCCAGTCAATTGGTCCAAAGTCAGCACTTGTGATATATGCACCTTTTCCTGTCCACTCTTCTACTTTATCACCTACTGGTCCAAGTACATTGATTGTTACATCCTTCTTATAGAAGTCTGCATAACCATCTCTACCTGTTACAGATTCGTGGTGTAATCTTACCCATTCCATTACAGATTGCGCACCTGATGGAACGATCGGATCGTAAAGCGTTAGACTTATTGGGCCCCAAGTACTCTTACCTTTCACGTACCTAGAAACATTGATGTGTTGTAATTCTACAGTCTCTGTTGTAAGTACTGGCCTTGCAGCTGTTTTGATAAGATACGCTGGTATACCATCAATATAGAATATAAATCTATTTTGCTGTTTTGGCTCAAAGGCCGTAAACATTATTTCATTTGGGTCGACTAGATTTGCCATTTAATTTTCTCCTCTATATATAAATATCACCTTTTCTAAATTTTATTCTTCGAAAGAAGCACCAGTTCTCAAGATGTTGAAGTCTACGATGATAAATTCTGCAGCTTTTGCTGGCTGTAAGAATATTTCACCCTTCATTTGATTTCTATCAATTACATCTGGAGTATTGTTAGTCTCGTCCATTACAACTTTGAACGCGAATAAACCTTGTTGCTGCTGTACTGTTTCAAGATATGGATTAACAATGTTTAAGAATCTATTTCTTGTTGCAGTAGTGTTGTTTTCGAATACTAAATATCTTGTAGAAGATGCGATGAACTTTTTAAGTTTTATTAACAACCTTCTAACGTTAATTCTGTCTAATGCAGATGGTTTAGTTTGTAGAGTTTTTTGACCCCAAACACATACACCTACCTGAGGGAATATTGCGATTGGGTTAACTTTACCTTCATACAATTCATCTCTCTCTGCGTGAGTTAACCTAGAGTATGGCTCAGTCACAGTAGTTAAACTTCCTCTGTTTAAACCTGCAGGAGCGAACCAAGGGAATGCAACTTTATCGTTGAAAGAATAAACTCCTGGTACAACTACTGATGGTGGTACAAATAAGAATTTATTTACTGTTGCATCAAATACTCTAACCCATGGATAGTACATAGCTGCATAGTTTGTATCAAAGTTAGCTGCTTGAGTTACTGCAGAAGCTACTGCTGCTCCAGTAAGAGAGTTAACACCATCAACTACGTAGAATGCATCTCCTCTGTCTTCACAAACCTCAATTACCTTTGTACAAATATTTGAAGCATTTGCAGTTAAAATACCTGGTGTAACGATAAGGTTAATATCTATCTCATCAGGATTAGATACTGTATCTAAAGCTCTCTTATATACTTTAT